TTCCGGTCCCTTTCTATCTAAGAAAATCCCTTAGTGATATTAAATCATTAAGACATATCCATAGACAAGGCACTATTTAAAAGTGATCTTGATTCCAGGTTTTTTATGAAAGTCAAAGACAGGCTTAAAACCCCTCGTAACTTCATTAAAGGCTTCTGAATCAAAGAACTGATTCTCAAACTTAACAAATTCAAAATTATTTGAAAAGATAGGATTGTGAATCTCCTTGATAAAATCCAGAATCTTAAGAGGATTATCTAATCTCTCTTTATGTAATTCTGGTTTTACTTTATGGAATTCCAAGTTCATCTGCTCAGAAAGAAGTTCATTATGATGTTTCAGAAAAAGATCTAATTCCAAATCTAAAAACTTTTTAGACTTTAGAAATTTTACTTTATTCTGTTCAAACTCCCCTAAATAAATTAATTCATATTTAGAGGATCATAATCTTCTATGAGTATCATAGGTATCGTCGATGTCTAAACCTAATCTTAATAAATTAAGGTCCGGATAACTTCCATTTCTATTATTAAAGAAAATGTTAGCAAAAACGTGAATTGAAAGAAACATAGTTTTAAATGTTTTAAAACTAGCTTCATTTCAATAAGAACGCTCTACTAACTCCTTCTCTAATTCAAGAGACAAAGAGTTATCTAATCTAGATTTGTAAAAAGATTCCAGATCATCTGATGTAATAATCTTATCTAAAATAGATATTCGGTTCGCTATATGATTAAGTTTAAAAATACTCTTAATAGAATCTTGAATTCTATGTATAAGAATTAACTTAAACGTTAAAATATTAGTAGAAGCGAAAAATCTATCTTTCTTAGGAATAGGAGTCAAATCCCATTTCTTAGTTAAAAGATAATTTTTTACTACTTTTGAGATAAGCCCCGGTTTCATTCAGTTGATATTTCTACCGAAGAAACTTAAAGGTTTATCCTTATCAGTAATGATTGACAATACATCTTCCATTTTGATTAACCCATTTTGAAATAATTGCGTTGCGAAACCAACTAAAGGATATATACGATCTACTGTTTTATCAGCAGATCTTCTATTTCCTATAATTAGTAATTTCCACAAGTCCTTACCTCATTTATTGTTTACTAAACGAGTAGTAACTGCCAATCTTCCAAAGAAATTATCAGATGATAATAATTCTTTAAAAGATAAAGCAGAAACATCTTCTCCAAAAAGAGAAGTTCGCTTAGCAAATTCTAAAACTGGTCTAGACTCAGCAATTATTGATTTCGATAAGTTTATCCCTACTCCAATCTGTTCACAGAACGATTGGTAGCGAGAAGCTATATCTTTATCAAACAAAACGAGATCATCACCTAAAATGATGTATTGATCATATCAAACTCCTATAGGGATTTTACCCAACGATTGAGCAATAAACTGTATCATCAAATGATGACACAAGTTTAACATTGCTCATGAAGATAAAGCACCCATAGGTTGACCAACTTTATATCGGAGAGATGTGGGTTCTATACCATAGTCATTTTTTGAGATTATATAATCTCTATTGACTAAGATATTACCCCAAATCTCTCCTATACCAAAAAGACTATTTAAAATAGCTTTCTGGGAAGAGATTGGTAACCTATCGGTTGCTGCACTTAAATCAAAACCATAG